GTCTTCTTGTCTACAAAGTCTGGCTTGTACTTCCTATGCATAACGTATGGTATATCGTAGGGTTCGTACAGGAACCTGCCCTTAGGCATTAACTCAGCAAACTTCTTCTCTAGTCCAGACCTATAGATGTTCTTAGAAAATCTCTTGGACTTTAGGCTCATTTACCACCTCCGTTAAATACCTTGGACCGCCGTAATAAAGAAAAGTACGCAGTTCTGGAAAGCATGAACGCTTGAACTGACAGTAGGAACAGCCTACGTTTAATTTCATATTTCCACTCTTGCCATCCGCTACCCTTTCGTTGCAGAAATCTGGCGCTTCCTCCAACTCCACCATCTTTTTTACATGACGTATCCTCTCAGCTATGTCACCACTGATAGCAGAGTACACTGGCGCTTCTGTGTCCTCTAGGTCATACTGTAGCCAAGCTATGTGACCGTTCTGCTTGTCCATAGCAAGCCAGCCTACCTTAGTTTCACCCTCAGAGTACGCATAGGCCTTGATCTGGTCCACATACCCAAAGGGATCATCATAGGCTAGTGTAGCGTCCTTGAACTTCTTGAAGGCATAAGTACTGGTGGACTTGATGTCCGTTACAATACCGTCAATCTTGCAGTCCATGTGACCTACAATGCCCTCTACCTCACACACCTTCTGCTCATCAGTCACAGAGTGTCCTGACATGCGTGTTAAGAACAGTAGCATTTCCTCAATCAGATGCCCGTACATAAACTTAACATATGTTGGCCCTTGTATCTCCTCTACTGGGCCTTTGTTGTTAAAGTTATTCCATAGGTATCTATCGTCCTTCCCTATGTTAGATAGGCGTAGCTTCCTGTCATCAAAAGAATCTCTAGGAGAGAACTCCTTACGCATGAGATCCTTTACAGCCTCACCGAACTTATCAATCTCTTGTTCAACGTCTACAGCCCCATCAGGCTGCTTGGTTGTCATAAGAGAATAGATGTCCTCTACTACCGTGTTAACTGTTTTCATTGAAACTCTCGCATAGGTAACTCTAATATAGATGCAGCGACAGGGTGCTGGATACAGAACCACTCGCCTCTACGTTCATGTCTCTTCTCTAGTAGCTCATGTGCAAACTTCTCAGCCTTGCGTCTGTCACTGGTGTCATACGTTGCTATCAGCTTGTAGTCCCTGTAGGGCGAACTGGTCTGGTACTGCTTGAGCCTGTCCTCTGCATCTACAGCCATCCCTATCTTACACCAACTAGGGAACGCTGGGTTAACAATGATGTACACTTGTCCTTCCTTTGCAGTCTCATAGTTCTCTAGAGAGCTAAAGGCTGCATCGCCAAAAGACTTATACCGGCCTGCTTTATATAGAGGATGTGACCTTGATATGTACTTATTATCCACATACATTTCTCTACCATGCCAGCAGGTCTTACACAGGTATTTAGACTGCTTCTTTCGTGCCTCAGTCCAGTTCTCATCTAGAACTAGATCCACATCGCAATCAATACACTGATTAGTGTGTTTCTGACCAAGTTGTTCCAATTTTGTACTCCCCTGCAAGTTTGCAGTTTAGGTTAAAATGTAGTCCTGCTGCCTCTAAACAAGAGACTGCTAGCCTTCCAAACTTCTCTGCGTCTTTAGCCTTTACTTCGCTCTGGACTTCATCATGTATATTACCTACAATCTTGTAGTCTAGTCCCCATAGTATACCATATTTATCCAGAAGAATCAAGGCCTGTTTCATAACAATAGCACCGGCACTCTGTAGTAGTGTGTTCAGTGCTGCATGTTCAGACCGCACAGTTAGTCTACGCCCGTCAAGTCCTCTAATCCATCCTTGAGTAGCTTCGCTTGCCACTCTAGTTTTAAGATCTGCGAATGCTGGGAGATTAGACATGAAGCGTTTTTTAAGTCCTTCTCCAGTTGCTCTAGATCCCCCAGCCACACTCCCAAGCTTTGCATCTCCTGCCCCGTACAAGAGGGCATAGATGAAAGTCTTCGCCTGATCTCTTGATTCAAGTCCTGCAAGCTTTTGATTAGCGGTGTGTATGTCTCCATTAATGACTTCATTGGTGTATTCCTCATCATTCATGTAGTGTGCAAGCATCCGCAACTCTAGTCCACTAGCGTCAAACCCTACTAGCTTGTAGCCCTCTGGCACAGTCCAGCAGCTTCTACACTCTGCACCATAGGGTGCTCTAGAGGCTGGTACTTGTGCTACATTAGGCTTAGAGTGTGTCATCCTGCCCGTTACTGCTCCGTTAGTGTTTACCTGTCCATGCACACGCTCTGTGTCCTCATCGGCAGCCTCTATCCATGACTCCACCTGTGCTATACGCTTCTGCACCATTAGGTATTCAGAAATGTAAGTAGCCTCAGGGATGTCTTTTATGCCCATGAGTACCTTCTCATTGACAATAGGCTGACCATGCTCAGTGTGTTGGCAAGGCTTCCATCCAAAGTGTTGTAAGTGTCTACCTATCTGCTGCCGTGAACCTAAGTTAAACTCAGGGTAGTCTATTCTAGAGAAATCACCAGCTATACTGCTCCACTGGTCACCTAGAAATTTAAGACCTACGACAGAGATAGTTCCATCCTTTTTTACTTTAGGGCGCACCTCCTTAACGAAGGTAGGTAATGGTCTGAACACTCTATGCACTGCATCCTCTAGGTCATATAGCTTCTCCTTCAGTGTTGCCACTAGGTAGATAGCCTGCCCTACGTTCAGCTTCCATCCGTTGCGTACCTGCTTCTGTGTGATCTCCTGCACTCTCTGCTCTAGTTCTACAGAGTCTGTGCCAAAGTCCCGTAGCTCAAACAGTAGCCTGTCATATACAGCAGCAGTTAGCTCTACGTCACGTTTACAGTACGTCACCATTTCATCCGATAGGCAAGACCAGTCACTATGGTCACCCTTAGGGAAGTTCAAACGCTCACCCCAAGACCGTAGGGAGTTACCCTTGTCTCGCTGTGGATCCGCTAACCTAGACATAACTAGAGTATCCTTCACTCTGCTACTGTCTATGTCTATATCCCATAACCTCTTGAGCACTGGTATATCGTACCCGAACAGATTGTGACCTATGACTAGAGCATCGTTGTCTAGAGCCTTCCTGAGTGACTCAGGCGTATAGTGCTCCGATAGCACCTCATCCTGCATTGTGACCACTACCCACACCTGAGAAGGTTTTAGGCCATTAGTCTCTGCGTCCAAGAATATAGGACTACAACTCATCAGTGTCTCCCTGTGGTTTAGCTACTTCTAGCATTCTACCTGTCTGGTGGTTATACTTTAGCCAGCAGCAGGCTCCTGTGAGTCCAGCGTAGCGATTCTTGAGCACACGCACTGTAGTAGTATTGCGCTGTTCTTCATTGTCCGCTTGCTGATCTCTCTCTAGACCTATCACCATGTCCGATAGCTGCGCTATAGACTGTGAGCCTCTTAGCTCACTCAGGCTGATTTGCCCTCCGTCCTCATGTGCTCTACCCTGTGTACGCTTTAGGTGCGACACTAGGAATAGGCCCACGCCTAACTCAGCTACAAGAGTGCGTATATTAGTCATAATAGCATCTATAGCTTTCCGCTCGTCTCCGTTCTCCTGTGCTGATACCACAATTGATAAGTGGTCAAGAATAATCCATTTACAATCTAACGCTTTTGCCATGTAGCGTATGCGTGCCAACAGGTTATCTTCGCTTGTGCTACCCCAGTGATCAAAAAGGTAATACCTACCTGAACCCATTGTCTCCTCCCAGTATGGAAAGGCTAACTCTGGGTCTAGATCTTCCTCTAGGTGCAATGGTGCGTTAGCTGCTATGGACATGATACCTAGAGCACTTCGGGCTACATCTTCCTCTAGGGCCAGGATTCCAATGTTATCCTCAGTAGCGTTTAGCAAGTAGTACTCTAGCTCTCTAACCATTTGACTCTTGCCCATACCGGAGCCTGACGTAATCGTCACTAGCTCGTATGGTCTGAAGCCTTTAGTGTGGCTATTGAGGCCTTGCCATGGATACGGCACAGACTTAACCTTGATCTTATTAGTTAATGCGTCCCATGTATCCTTACCACTCACGATACCATCAGGCCTGTAGACTTTAGCTTCCCACCATGCGGTAGTGAACTCTTTAATCTTATTGGCCTGTAGCATGTCGCTAGCGTCTTTCACAGGTAGCTTGACTATCTTTAGCTTGCTAGGGCTAAACAAGTCCTTCACAGACTCCACAGCCTGCTTGCCTGCCTTGTCGTTGTCTAGACACAGTATGATGTTATCGTACCCTTCTAGCCACTCTAGCTGCTCTTTAACCTCCTTAGCTGCTGATGATGCACCAGAGCGTAGGGACACTACATCATAGGAGCCTCCCAGCATCTGAGAAACAGACATACAGTCTATCTCGCCCTCAGTGATTGTAAGGTACTTACCTCTACCCTTGCACACTTGCTGCCCGAATAGCCCAACGCCCTCAGTACTGCCTGTAGCGAAAAAGTCCTTACTGTGGCATAGGCGCACTTTAGTACCTTTCACTTCATCAGTATCACAGGCATAGTATGGGTAGATGTGTTTGGATATTTTGCCCTGTGCGTCATACTCTACAGTAACACCATATTTAGCGGCGATAGCTTTAGGTATACGTCTATCAGGAATATCGGCTACTACTCCGGTCAATTCTAACTTCCTCTTGAGTTTGGTAGGTTCAGTAGAGGAGAAGGCACTGCTGCCCTCTCCTTTACCTACTGTGTGACAGGAGAAGCAATAGCTACCCCCATCACTGTATACGGCCTTAGCGTCTGATGAGTTACAGGCATCACACGCTTCATGGCCTACAAATTTAGAGTTCTGCGTCAATTCCTGCTTCCCCTAACTCTAGTACTCTTACTGCATTCATGTATACAGGCACACCGTACACTGGATGCTCATCGCCATAAGTGTATGATATACGCACACTGGAGCCTCTAGGAATGTCACCCTTGTATGGTTCTCCTTCTGCGTCTATCACTTTCACTTCAAAGCGACTAGCAAACTTACGCTGCATTGTTGCTGCGTCACCCTCGCCATATGGACGCAGGCGCACGCCTTTACCCGATAGCTCACTTGCTGCTGCATCGTCTAGAGTTAACACTACGCTATAGCGCCCAGTGTCTTTCCCTTGATATACCTCAGTCTCTTTTAAGTTAACAAACTGTGCTGCACCTTCAATTACCGCCATGTGTTTCTCCTATAGATTAGCGATTGAATTACTATTGAACAAATGGTTGTTTATCATTTGCCTCAATACAGTAGTATTATAACACAAGTATTTTTATAATACAAGCTCATGTTGAATAAATTCTGCCTCCTCTTGAATATCTAAGTAGTTTCTATATATAGGCTCCTCTTGTTGATGTATTGCCTCATTAGAGACACTGGCACATGGGGAGCACAAGTCTAGGTACTCTCCCGTTAACTTGCATTTTCTATCTATCTCGAACTGCTCTAGGGCAGTATTGCATGCTTTGCATCTCATTAGTGTATATCCTCTGGTTTGCCATAAATGCCTGTGTGGATCTGCTGTACTTCCATTAGGGAAGTGTTCTCTAACTGCTCAGACATGTAAGTAGCTACTATAGCAAGCATTTCGCTCACGGGCATGGAGTTCAAATTGAAATCCACAATATCCTTAATCATTCTGTCTATAGGATCCTCTAGATCATTCGGATCAGTAACGTCTATGTCGTTGCTAAAGTTATCACTCATGTTATGTGTGCTCCTCAAAAAAGTGTTTGGTTGCGTTAGTCCAGCGCATGTCTATGGTGTCGCTCTTGACTCTATAGTATACCCTGTAGCCGTCTACTGCGCTAGCTCTTTTGCATTCGTCTGGCATACACTGGGGAGGCTCTCGCCACTCTAGGTCTGGCATAGCCTCAGGAGGCTCTCTGAGTGCCTCTTGGCACTTTTGCCACGTTAGATGCACTCTACCATACCTATGCGTGTACTCCTCTGATAAGGCCTGCATATGAGCATATAGCCAGTTGTAGTGTTTTACACTTTCCCTAGTCCACACAGTACTGGGGTGGTTCTTGTGCGTAGTCTTATAGACTGCCCTAGGGCTATTGTGCTCATGGTGTGCCGTAGAGAGCATTTGAGCACTCTCTAGGATCATCTTAACAATGTGCTTATCACACTGCTGCACTGCTGCTGCTCTAGGGCAAGAGTCTAGGTAAAAGATGTTCATAGCTTTAGTACTCCTCTTGATCTCTGAACGTGTCGCATTTGTCGCAGTAGTATCCCGAAGGATACTGTAGCACTGTCTCTCTACCGTCTAAACGCTCATACTCTGCGGGCTGATACTCCCAAACATGGGCGCACTCAGGCTCATAATCGTATAGCTCTCTAGCTAGTGTGTCGAATAGGCTCATTCTATGGTGACTCCTGTATATCTATTGAAAGTGTCTCTAGTCTAGCACTAGTAGCCTGTAGCCTGTCAAGTCTAGAATCTAGCTCTCTGAGTAACCTCTTTTCTCTATCGGTGTACTCCTCTAGCTCTTGCCTGAGAGTGGCCCATTTGCGCCCCACCATTAGCTCTAGGCCTATATCGTCTATGATGCTCTCTAGCTCTTGCACTATGAACCTGCTGGGCAGTACGTTGTAATGCTGTGACATGCTCTAGCCTCCTATGAAAAATCCTACTGTAAATCCCCACATAAACCATAGGCACACTTTCCAGAATGGTAACTCTTGTGCCTTGTCTATGTCCTCTGACCATTCCGGCCTGTAATCTTTTTGTACTCGCATTGCTCTATTCTCCTCTATGCTGCTATGTTCAAAAGTTTAATCATACTACGCCCATGGGCAGGATATGCAACTACTTTTGTATCCTTGTCCCAGCATGCGCGACATGTGCCGCACTTGCCTTTTCGCTCAAAAGCACGGCACAAGCTAATGCCCTCAGGTACTATGCCCTCGAAAGTCTGCGTTTTGTCCTCATGTGTCACTAGTCCACCAATGATAGTGCTAGTAGTCTCGCCTTCTATAATCTCGCCATGTATGCTATCACTAGACAGGCGCACAATTACATTTGGTAATGCCTCCATAGCATTGATAACACTGGTAAACTTGTCAAACTTATGCATGCGAGTAGGTAACCAGTGTTTAACCCATGGAGTCTGCACCATTACCTCTAGCATCTTGTGCGCTAGCTTGATGTGATACATGTCGCCACTATCGAACCAGCGAAAGTAGCGGTGATTGTCTAGCTCTTGCACCATGTCCTGCACCCAGTCATCACGCTTCCAATCCTCTTGATTCTCTAGTCTAGGCGCTTTTACATTAGGGAAGCGATAGTTACCCTGTGTGGCATAACATCCCTTGCATGCATCTACTAGTGTGCCATCGCGCCTCTTGCTAGCTGGGCATGTCGTTAGTGCCTCTAGGCTCCATGATGGGCAAGGCATTTTGCTAGCTTTTGATAATCTGATAGCCATGGTCTAAACTCCTGTATAATTTGGAGAGGGAGAAGGGAATCGAACCCTCGTACACGGATTTGCAGTCCGTTGCATGACCACTCTGCCACACCCTCGAAAAACTTAATTGTATGCTATAGCCTACTGGTGTGCAATAGGCTATCACCTACAATTA